AAGTTTCTGACTTTGAAATTATTACTGTTGACGTTGTTGCACAACCAAGCGCCCCAGGCGCTTACCCAACACCAATCTACGAGCATTTGATGAATGCACGTGGCGGATACAAGGCTTACGAATTAGCACAGGCAACAAAACACGATGAAAAGGCACAAAAATATTTAAAAGAATCGTTGATTAATATAATCAATCGACTCCAATAACAAGGAGAATTTACTATGTTGGATGCACTAAAGACTTTATTTGAAAATGATGTAGTTTCGGAAGAAGTTCGTGCCTCTATCGAAGAAGCTTGGGAATCAAGAATCAAAGAAAATCGTCAGACCGTTACCGCTGAATTACGTGAAGAATTTGCTCGCAAATACGAACATGATAAGCAGACCATGGTTGAAGCAATTGATACTATGATCTCTGAGCGTCTAGCAACAGAAATTGCAGAGTTTGCAGAAGATCGCAAACAACTAGCAGAACAAAAAGCAAAATACGCAGTTAAAATGCGCGAAAACGCAGACTTGCTAAAAACTTTTGTTACTAAACAGCTAGGCAAAGAAGTTGCAGAGCTACACGAAGACCAAAAAGCAATGGCAAGTAAATTTGCTAAACTAGAAGAATTCGTTGTAGAGGCACTAGCAAAAGAAATTGCAGAGTTTTATGAAGATAAGAAAGACTTGGCAGAGACCAAAGTTAAACTTATCCGTGAAGCAAAAGAAAAATTTGCTGAAGTTCAAAAGAGTTTCGTTCAACGTTCAGCTAAAATGGTTTCTGAAACAGTTAGCAAAGGTCTTACTAATGAGATCACTGCACTTAAAGAAGACATTGAAGCAGCTCGCCAAAACGATTTTGGACGTAGACTATTCGAAGCATTTGCTAATGAATATTCTAACAGCTACCTAAATGAGAAGTCTGAAACTGCTAAGATGATGAAAGTTGTTGCTCTTAAAGATAAGCAACTAGCAGAAGCAAAGCAGGCTGCAGAAACAGCTATTCAAATTGCAGAATCTAAAGAAATTGAGAAGAAAGCACTTATTGAATCAGCGCAGCGTAAAGACACTATCGCAGAACTTACTGGACCTTTATCTAAGGATCAGAAAGAAATTATGATGGATTTACTGGAATCAGTTCAAACTAGCAGATTACGTTCTGCATTTGACAAGTACCTACCGGCAGTTATTGACGGCAAGGGGCCAGCGAAGCAGAAGGCACAATTAACAGAAGGCAAAGAAGTAACAGGCAACCGTGACGAGGGTGTCACAACACAAAAAGCAAAAGACGAAAATGTAATTGAGCTTCGTCGTCTTGCAGGTTTAAATTAATTAAGGAGAAACCAAAATGTCAGAACTATTAGAAAGTCGCTGGCAGGACACCAAAACAGCACTTGTTGAAGGCCTAAAAGGCACTAAAAAAGCTGTTATGGAAACCACTCTAGAAAATACTCGCAAGTATTTGTCAGAGTCGGCGACCGCGGGTGCTACTTCTGCCGGTAATGTTGCAACTCTTAACAGAGTTATTTTACCAGTGATCAGACGTGTAATGCCAACCGTTATTGCTAACGAGTTGGTTGGTGTACAGCCAATGACTGGTCCAGTGGGTCAAATCCACACTCTACGTGTACGCTATGCGGACACTTTCGATTCAGCTACTGCTGGCGATGAGGCACTAAGCCCATTCCACATTGCTGAAGGTTACTCAGGTAACGCTACTTCTAACCGTGCAGATAACACTGCTGCGCTAGAAGGCCAAGCTGGTAAGCGTATGTCTATCCAGATCTTGAAACAGACTGTTGAAGCGAAAACTCGCAAACTAAGCGCACGTTGGACCTTTGAAGCTGCACAAGATGCACAATCACAGCATGGTATTGATGTTGAAGCAGAAATTATGGCTGCTCTAGCACAAGAAATTACCGCTGAAATCGACCAGGAAGTACTAGCTTCTCTAGATTCACTAGCAGGTACTGCTATTGAAACTTACAACCAAGCTACTGTTTCTGGTACTGCTACATTCGTTGGTGACGAGCATGCTGCACTAGCTGTTCTAATCAACCGTGTATCTAACGTAATTGCACAACGTACACGTCGTGGTGCTGGTAACTGGGCAGTTGTTTCGCCATTCGCGCTAACAATTCTTCAGTCAGCAACTACTTCAGCGTTCGCTCGTACAACTGAAGGTACATTTGAAGCACCTACTAACACTAAGATGGTTGGTACTTTAAACAACGCAATGAAAGTATACGTTAATACTTACTCAGCAGACAATGCACCAGTATTGATCGGTTACAAAGGTTCAAGCGAATCAGATGCGGCAGCGTTCTATTGCCCATACATTCCGCTAATGAGCTCAGGAACAGTACTTGACCCATCATCATTCGAGCCAGTCGTATCATTTATGACACGTTATGGTTATGTTGAGCTGTCAAACACTGCGTCTTCACTTGGTAACGCGGCTGACTACTTAGGTCTTGTTGGAATTGATAACGGTAACGTTTCATTCAG